AGAAATCGTAACTGGATCGATGTCCATGACGATTTGCACATTGGCACAGACGCAGAGGGTGGCTATCTTGTTCCAGATGAGTTTGTGCGCCTGTAAAAGGCGATGTTTACAGTAGATTAGGCTCTACACCGCACAGCAGAGCGGTTGTCAATCTGCCTAACCGATGACAGGAAACTGGACACGGGAACACAGCACGGCAGAAACGCAGGAAACGTCAAAAGGATATGAGGCGAGTAGTACCTGCAATGACAAGATAACATAAGGATAAGGCTGGATTGCCAAAGCAAAGGTTAGCTCCTTTTTCGTGGGAGGGTGTGGAAATTATCCTGAAACCACTCTCATGACCCCACCATAATATTGAATTCGTTATGGTGTCTGCTATAGGTCATGAAGCAAGCGTGAGAACACGTGAGATAAACCGAAATGATATCCGACAGTTATCACTTGCCTATAAGCATCGTTAAACAGGGATTGCCTAAGTGGAAATGCCGAAAGGCTATGTCTATTCGAGACTGAATATTCCATATGGCAACGGAGCTTCCGTAGTAGTCCGAGGTGGATAACGCCCACTACATGGCGAAGGGAAGCAGTTTGTTAATTCCAAAGTAAGAAGATGAAAGGGAGGAGAATCCTCATGAATCCAACATCGGAGATTTTGGAGCGTGTCAATAAAAGTTCCTCGGAACATCACGACGGAGTCTTTACAAGACTCTTTCGCTACCTTCTGAGAGAGGACATTTATTTTGCAGCTTACCAGAAATTATATGCAAACAGTGGAGCAATGACTCCCGGAAGTGACAACGACACTGCTGACGGTTTTAGTGCTGAATATGTGCATGAACTGATTGAAGAATTGAGGTCAGGAAAGTACAAACCGAAGCCTGTGCGCAGAGAATATATCAAGAAACAGAACGGAAAAATGCGCCCACTGGGTATTCCGTCATTTCGAGATAAACTTCTGCAAGAGGCGGTTAGAATGTTTCTGGAAGCAATCTATGAACCGTTATTTTATGACCAGTCACATGGTTTCAGACCGGAGAGAAGTTGTCATACAGCTCTCGACCAGATAAAGACAAATTTTCGTTCTGTAAAATGGTTCATAGAAGGCGACATCAAGGGTTGCTTTGACAATATAGACCACGCAGTGCTTATTAAAACGTTAGAAGTCAAAATCAAGGACAGCAGATTTATCAATATTATCAGAGCTTTCCTGAAAGCAGGTTATGTGGAAGATTTTCAATATCATACCACAATCTCCGGTACACCACAGGGCGGAATCATTTCCCCTATTCTGGCAAATATATACCTGCATGAGCTTGACCGGAAAGTCATGAAACTCAAGGAAAAGTTCGATAAGCAGTCTACACGACACCAGACACCGGAATATCTTCATTTAGCGAAAAGAAGGCAGACACTTCAAAAGAAGATTGACAGGGTAAAAGGTGAGGAACGTGAGCTTGCAATCAAGGAATATAAAGCGGTGTGCAATCAAAAATTGAAAACGCCCGCAAGAATGTCCGACGATAAAAAGCTTGTATACTGCCGATATGCTGATGATTTTCTAATTGGAATCAGCGGAAGCAGAGAAGACTGTGAAGAAATTAAAGAGATTCTGAGAGAATTTCTATCAACGCAGTACCATTTAGAGTTGAGTGCTGAGAAAACAAAGATCACACACAGTGCTGAACGAGTACGTTTCCTTGGTTATGACGTTGCGGTACGCCGAAGCCAGAAGATAAAGAAAAAGGCAAACGGTGTTAAACAAAGAACGCTGAATAACTCTGTAGAATTAACTGTACCTCTCGAAGATAAGATCATGCAGTTCCTGTTCAAAAACGACATCATAGAACAAAAACCAAACGGAGAAATCTGGGCGGTTTGCGTTCCAAGATTAAGACATCTTTCGGAAGTGGATATTGTGAACAGGTATAATGCACAAATCCGTGGCATTTGCAATTATTACTGCTTAGCAGCGAATTATGATAAGCTGAATTATTTCCGTTATCTTATGGAATATAGCTGTCTAAAGACGCTTGCAAGCAAAAGCAACAGCACAACGAGAAAAATCATCCAAAAATATCGTCATGATGGCAAATGGGCTATTCCCCATGAAGTTAAAGGCGGTATCAAATATGCAAAGCTTGTCTCGTTAGCTGACTGCAAAGCCGGTAAGTTGATGTCCGATAAAGACCCATGGCAATACAAATCCTTTGACCCGAAAAAGCTGTCACAATATGTGCGGTTAAGCGCAGGGGTATGTGAGCTGTGTGGTGATAATAGTGATTCCTGCTGTATTTATCATGCAGGTAAAATGAAAAATCTGAAAAGCACTACGGAATGGGGCAAGAAAATGCTTCACATGAGACGTAAAACGTTGATTGTTTGCCCGAAATGCTTCAAAAAGATTCACAGGGAACAAAATAAATGACATGTCAATAATGAATGGAAAGCCGTGTACATCGAGAGGTGTAAGCACGGTTTGGGAGGGGCTTTGTGCAAACCTGTCATCGAAAGATGATAAGGCGGCACACTGCTACCTCACGAACGAAAACTGGTGGAAGCATTGGAGGAAGAGAGCATTTTCCGCCAGATGGCAACGGTTATCAAAACTTCCAACGGCGACCGCAAGATTCCGATTGTGACTTCCAAGGGCGAGGCTGTCTGGATGGACGAGGAACAGCAGTATTCTCTTTCTGATGATACATTTGGGCAGGCATCGCTTTCTGCATATAAGCTTGGAACAGCGATCAAGATCTCCGAAGAACTCCTTAACGATTCTGTATTTGATCTGCCATCCTACATCGCAAAGGAGTTTGCAAGAAGAATCGGTGCAAAGGAAGAAGAGGCATTCTTCATTGGTGATGGCAAGGGCAAACCGACCGGTATTTTCAATGTTACAGGCGGTGCGGAAGACGGCACTTCCACCACAGGTGCAAGCATCACATTTGATGATGTGATGGAACTTTTCTACTCCCTCAGAAGCCCGTACCGCAAGAAAGCAGTGTGGGTGCTCAATGATTCCACTGTCAAGGCTCTCAGAAAACTAAAAGACAACACAGGAAACTACATTTGGAATCCGTCTGTGCAGGCTGGCGTTCCGGATACCATTCTCAATCGTCCTTACAAGACATCCAGCTATGTGCCGGAAATCAAGGCTGGCAACAAGTGCATGGCATTTGGCGACTTTAGCTATTACTGGGTAGCTGACAGACAGGGACGCTCTTTCAAGAGACTGAATGAACTCTTTGCCATGACCGGACAGGTTGGTTTCCTTGCAAGTCAGAGACTGGACGGCAAGTTGATTCTTCCGGAAGCGATCAAGACACTTACCATCAAGAAAGCGTGATGCTATGATTACGCTGAAAGAGGTGAAAAACTATCTGAGAGTGGATTATGAGGAGGACGATAGTCTGATTCAAAATCTGCTTTCTACAGCAAAAAATCTGGTGATGGACGTTGGCAGAATGGACGAATCCGCACTTGCTGAAAATGAAGATACCGTGCGGACTGCGATGCTTTTCGCACTTGGGTATCTTTATGAAAACAGGAGTAATCCTGATTATCATAAACTTACACTGAATCTTCGTTCAATTCTGTTCGCACAGCGAGAGGATGTGATTTGATGGAAATTGGAACACTCAATCAGCGAATCACCTTTCTGGAAAATCGTGTTGTTACCGATGAAATCGGCAATCATACTGCTGTGTGGGACGAAGCCTTTTCCTGCTGGGCAAGAGTGACTTTGAAATCTTCTGTGGAGCATACGGATGCTGGTGTGACCAAAGAGACACAAACGCTGGAATTCCTCATTCGGCAAAGTCGAAACTGGATGCCGTCTGTAACAGGCAGCCGAATCTTGTTTCGGGATGTCATATACAACATCAACAGTGTTACACCGGATTATCTGCACAAGGACTATCTGAAACTTACTGCAGAAGCCAGAAAGGCGGGACAAAATGACCAGTATTGACAATCTTGCAGAGGAAATCATGCAGGGTTTGCAGGAATATGCAGACCTTGCGGATACTGCCATGAAAAAGGCTGTCCGGAAAACCGCCACGCAAGTGAAAAACGAGATCTCTGCCAATGCTCCGAAGGACACCGGAAAGTATGCGAAAAGCTGGGCAACGAAGAAGACCAAGGAAAACAGCCATTCTCTTGAAATGACTGTACACAGTAAAAATCGTTATCAGCTGGCACATTTGTTGGAAAAGGGTCATGCCAAACGTGGCGGCGGTCGGGTATCAGGAAAACCGCACATTGCTCCTGCGGAAGAAAACGGTGTACAGTTGCTGGAGCATTT